GTACGATTTATTCAATTAATCAATAAGGTAGCAATGAAACAAAAACTATATACAACACAACAGATGGCTTCTATTCTTGGAGTACATCCAAGAACTATAAGAGTCTGGGTCAAAGACGGTAAACTAAAAGAAATTAAATTAGGTTATCGTACTCGCAGGTATTACTTAGATAAAGCTATTTCATTAGATAATACTTAAATGAAACTAAAAGACCTACAGATAGGTGACGGGTTTATCCTGTCGAACAAACTTGATCCAGAACTGAGTCGTTTTGGTAAGGTTATAGATATAGGTGTAGGCAGTATTCGGGTAAAATGGGAGAGACACTTTGTGAATGATGAGAATGGTGAACTGGTTAATGTAAAACCATACTCCACCAACATCGCAAGAGAAACAGAGGTACTAAAAAAACCATGAAAAAAACAATCATCGAAGATAGGCAGAACATAGAAGAACTGCTCTATGAAGCATCAAAACCCGCTTTTTTAAAACGTAAACCAAAAAAACCAATCTTATGGCAGCCAAAAAGAAAAAAGAAGCAGTAGTAGAACTACTACAAACTCCAATACCAGTAGAGAGACATGATCTCTCCAGTGGTAGATGGTACTCAGCCACTGATACATATTGGGATAAACATTTTCCTGATACACCTAAGATATATAAGCGTTCATCAACTACCGTAGAAAATGCAATAGACAAGGGTATTGGCTTTAATAAATGGTTAGGTAACTCACCGACCTATGATGCAGCAATGGATTATGCCAATTACAGAGCCACTATTGGTACTATGGTGCATGATTACTGTGAGCGTGTATTGCGAGGTATAGAAGTGGATTTCTTAAAAGAACCTAAATGGCTTAACCAGGAAACTGGTGAACTTATTACCGTTACCAGAGAAGTACAGAAGTACATGATGAGTTTCACGCAATTCTGCGAAGATATTTCCCAAAATGGGAATTTCATTACAGAAGCACTGGAAATCTGTATGTACGATCTTGCCACTGACAATGAAGGGAATCAACTACACTCTTGGGCAGGAACAGCAGATTGGGTGGTAAAGATTGTTAATAAGAAAGGTGTGGAAGAAAGATGGATGATTGACTTTAAGACGGGAAACGCCTACAACACTCATCAGTTGCAGTTAACAAGTTATAAGATTTTATTTGAATCTCTTTTCCCAGACCACAAGTTAGATGGGCTTGCCTGTTTATATCTCAAGTCTGGTTGGAGAAAGAAACCAAACTACACATTTAAGAAATATAAACCAGATATTGAAACATGGAACAAGGTGGTGGATGTATCGGATTGGGCGAATAATTACCCTGTGCCGTCCTTTCCACAAGAACTCCCAACCACCTTTAGCTTACAAAAAGAAGCACAGGTTCAACTAAAGGAGTCAGCATAATGGCTTACGACAACACAAACAAGGGTGCTTTGTTTACCGCTAAAGAGCGTAAAACTGACAAGCATCCACACATGACTGGAAAGGTCAATATAGACGGGAAAGATTTTTCTCTGTCCGCGTGGTCTAACACCAGTAAGAAAGGTGATAAATACCTTGCTCTAAAGGTGAGTGATTTCAAACCTAATGGTCAAAAGAAGCAGGAAGATGACTTACCCTTCTGAAGTGATCGCCACACGTTGTGAGGGGCGGGGTAAAACCCGCCCTAAGCGGTTTGAAGATATGTCTGTTGATGAGCAGAGTAGATATTGCGGGAAGTATGCGGATATTTCCTGTAAAGACTGCTGCGGTCACGGAGGACATATACATACTGATACATTCGATTGCGGATACTACTCAGCAGTTTCTGAGTATTTTGAACCATGTGAGTGTGTTTTAATCCTTAACTGATATTTTAGACATGACCCACATACCATGCCTGTATTTAACAAAGCACTTCTCTACGGAAAAAGAGTAGAACAACTTGTACTGGATAGGGTCAGGGAAACTGATCCGTTTGCCTTGCCCATTCCAGGCAAGTTTCACCAGTTCGACCTGTACTCTCCTATGACGAATACAAGGATCGAAGTCAAGTCTGACCTGAAATCTCAGGAAACAGGCAATTTTCTCATCGAAGTTTATATGTATGGAAAGAAATCCGCACTTCTGTCAACGGAAGCGGATATTTGGGTTATATATGATGGGCATAATCTTATCTGGGTGTTACCCGAAGCAATTAAAGACTTAATTATAGAAAAAGGGCATCAACAAAGAGTGATTACTGGTAAAGGTGATACTCAATCTAAAAGATGCTATCTAATTCCAGTTCAGGAAGTTTATTCAATCTCAACTAAAATGGAGTCAGCTAATGAAACAACCGTCACACATGACTAGGGACGAGTATCGAGCATGGGAAGTACCATCTGAAGAAGAAATGATGAAAATGCGAGATGAGTTTTTCGCAGAGAATGGGAAATGGTATTACCAGGCGGTATGGGAAGCATCACCGCATTGGAATAAGTGGAAATGAAAATACATCCAACAGAATTAATGCTTATCCGTGAAGGGTTATCTCGCACCCTTAAATCAGCAGCACGGAATAGAGACACTAAGAAAGAAAAGATCGTTGAGCAGTTTCAAGACAGGCTCGATGAAATGGAAAGAGAATTTTACGCCCCACCTAAAACGCAAAACATTGAAACTCCTTTTGATAAGAAGGCAAGTGTGCCACTTTCTGAAGAGGATGACATCGTTGGCTGGGTGGATGCTACCGAGGTGGGGTGTGAATAAGAAAATAATCTCACTTGGAGTTGGTGTGCAAAGCACTGCGCTCTATTTAATGAGCAGTTTGGGGCGCATTGATAGAGCAGATCATGCAATCTTTGCTGATCCTGGGGCTGAATTGCCACGCACTTATGAGATACTGGAATTATTACAGGATTGGGCAAAAGATAATAATGGTATTCCAATTCATGTGACTGATGAGAGAAATTTATTACAGGACATATTAAAAGCACAAAATTCAAGAGGTGTAAGATTTGCATCTATCCCAGCATTTACAGAACATGGTGGAATGGTTAGGAGACAATGTACTGGTGAGTACAAGATTCAACCAGTTGTAAAAAAAATTAGAGAATTATATGGTTTAAAACCTCATAAGCGTATGCCCATGACAGAAGTATGGCTTGGTATATCTATGGATGAGATACAACGTATGAAAATTAGTCAATTACCAAGAGCCACATATCACTATCCATTAATTGAAAACAGGATGAGTCGAGGTGATTGTATAAAATTATTTGAAGAATTGCAATTTCCTGTACCGCCTAAATCGAGTTGTATCTTTTGTCCATATCATAGCGACAGAAATTGGAAAGAATTAAAAGAAGTATATCCTGAATCGTGGGAACAATGCGTAGATGTTGATAATGCAATACGAGATTCATCAAACAGAGGATTGGATGATCGCCTATACTTACATAGATCATTAGTACCATTAGAAAGGATTGAATTTGCAGACCAACAGGAGTTATTCATGTGTGAAGAAGGTTTCTGTGGGTTATAAAAAATGAGAGTCAAATGAGATATAGTCAGACACATACAGAAGATGGTTTAAAATATCGGAAGTGTTCTAATTGTCAAAGAGCGGAATTTGAATGTTTTATCCACATTAATGGACTTTGTGTTTTATGTCAATTAATCAAAGATAAACGGATTAAAAAAAAGATAAAGGAGTAATCAAATGAACACAATAAAACAAAGGATATTTTACTTAGGGCGAGTCATGTATTGGTTCGGTGTTGGAACTGCCATGCTTGGAGTCTTAATCGGAATGTTAATGGGGTACTTACTATGAGATATTATTTTCAATCATTATTCAATGACGATCTAACATTCATTTTAGGTTGGGAAGCATTTGTACTGATGATGCTGCTAATGTTTATCTCTATCATTATTAGGCTTCACAGAATAGAGCGTTCCCAGAATGAATTTCAAACTGACTTACTAAACGAACTGGATCAAAGACTATGATAATGTTTGATATAGCAGAATGGATCGCAAACCTATTAGTGTTAGGTGTTGCTATAGTATTGTGGGCTACTGGTCTATTGATAGTTGCTATGCTGATTAGTGTAACAAAGAAATGGATAGATAATTTACTCGAAGTGAACAGATGACACATTGGAATACTTACCAAAGCAGAAATGATGTACCTATCGTATGCGGTGTGTATGCCATGTATAGAGATGGTAAGGTGGTTTACATTGGTGCTTCCAAAGATATAAGGAAGCGGTTTTCATCCCATAGTATTAAGGATTGGGATTATGTAAAGATAAAACCCACTATCACCTTTGGCGCAGCGCACACCCTGGAAGAGAAGTTAATCGGCAGACTTAACCCTAAATACAATGCTATGGGTAGTAGCAGGGTAGAGTTATCTACGAGACATCGCATCACCATAGACCATGACTTACACACCAAAATAAGGTCTTTTTGCGGGGCTAATGGATTTAAGATGAAGGATTTTGTCAACGATGTACTCACCAATGTATTTAAGGGGATGGAAGATGCCGAGCAAGTCAAAAACTAAGGGGAACTCATACGAAAGAGAACTGGTAAATCAGTTGCAGGATGCAGGTTACTCTGTCAAAAGGGCTTGGGGTTCAGATGGCAGAAGTATGGGTTATACGGAAGATGTGGATATACTGGCTAAAAAAGATAAGAAGAAATTGAAGATACAAGCCAAAAGAAGGAAGAGCATCCCCAAGTGGTTAGCCTTCGGTAATTGTGACTTGGTAATGTGCCGAGAAGATAGAGGTGAAACTATAGTATTAATGAAATTAAAGGATTGGTTGAAATGAGAGATGAAATAGCAATTCATAACCCTGATGCAATTATTTATGAACCTAAAGAACTGGATCAGGCAATCTTAGGTATCAGTCATGGTAGTAGGCTTGTCTATAGCTACGCCAAACTGGTAGGATTATTTATGGACATGAACCAGTGGGACGAAGAGATTGCGGTAGAGTGGGTGCAGTTCAATATAACTGGCGCATATTTAGGCAAATACACACCGATAATAGTCTATGACCTATTACACAATTAATTTAGAAATAAAAGAAACCCCATCCAGTGTTTTGCAAGAAATGAAAGATGGGGCAACAAGGTGGGGTAAGATGATCGGTCAACGACCAGTAAAACGCCACAGAATAACAAGAATCAATAACCAATATTATATGAAGGTAGGCTATGCAAGTTGATACATTTTTTAAACTAAGTGATGAATTTTTAGAAGAAAGTAGGCAGATACAACTGGAAAAAGGACGTGAATACTGTATTGATGATGGCTCTGGAAAGGTGGACAAGTTTGCCAATTTCCGCAGCATAGGGGCAAGATTAAACCTTGATCCAAAGATAGTCATGCTTGTCTATATGCTAAAGCACATGGACTCTTTACGCACCTATGCCCTGTATGAACAAGAAGGTTCAGAAGGTGTAAAGGGTAGATGCCAGGATTTAGTTAACTATGCAGTTATGTTCTGGGCTATGGATCACGAAGATAAAGCATTTGCGGAATTATCATTTGTTGATGCGAATGACACCTATGATAAAATAAAAGAATCTTGGGATGATATAGTGACAAAAATATCATTAAAAGCACCAAGCATGAGTGCAGTTTTAGCAGATTGTGATTTAAGTGGGTTCTCGCATAAGGAAGGTTATAGCGCACTTTACATAGAGACAGCATCGGGAGTGCGGAATGATACAAGAATCGAATTAGAGCGCATTGTTTCCGATGTTACAGGCACAAATATCAAAATATACATCAGAAGTAATAATAAGGTATTTGACAAGATGATCGAAACATTTGACAATGAGATTCTTCGATAGCTATGCCCGACTTCCAATATTTCTACGAGTTTGAAGTACCAGTAGAAAGGGTTAAGTATAATGGCGCACAAGGTAAGGGCAGATGTCCGCTTGGTACTCACGATGATATAAAACCTTCTTTTTCTTTCTCTATTGATACTGGTCAATGTAAGTGTTTTTCATGTGGTTATACTGGAAATGCTTACTTACTGGCAAAGCATCTAAATTTGGATAATCCCGAAAGAATGATAAATGGTGAGCCTTCTGTAAAAAAGTCCCGTATTACCCCCATTAAGCCCCAAATAAAGGCAGGTTTGGATGATATAGCTGCCGAGTATATAGCCAGAGTCCCCGAAGAACATAAAAAGAGTTTACCTAAGTTGAAATTTATGAAGGTAGGGTACACGGAAGATGGATTAAAAGTATTCAATTATTTAGATCAACAGGGGACGATTACTGGTATTAAGATACACAAATCTTATTGGGTGGAAGGGAATAAGTCCTGCCAGATATATGGATTAAACCTTTTAAGCAAATATAATAAGAATAAACCTTTAATGATCTGCGAAGGGGAGACTGATATGCTTGTTTGCCCAAGTAATGCTATATCCTTTAGCGCAGGGGCGGGATCTATACCAGAAGATATTTCACCAATATTAGAATTTAAACAGATTTATATAGCATACGACCATGATTCGCCAGGAAGAGAAGGTGCAGAACGCCTGGCGCAACACATTAAGACCAAAAGCAGAGGGATTCAGGTTTTAATCTGCCAGTGGAGTGATTATTTAGCAGATGGTTATGATATAAGAGATGAGTTTACAAAGTTTAAAGCAGATAGTGATTACCAATATGATGAATTAAAAGCTGCAATCTCCAATGCGGTGGAATTTAAACTACCAAGTCGGGGATATGATGTGATCGGTACACATACACTCACAGATACATATAACACTCCACCTGAGTCCATTGTACAATATCTATTGTATGAAGGGGGAGTATCACTGGTTGCAGGTACAGATGGAGTAGGTAAAACTTGGTTTGTACTGCAAATGGCTTACTCTATTGCATCAGGGACTGAGTTTCTTGGATTTCATGTGAATAAGAAAAAGGTGTTACTGGTACAATTTGAACTCTCGTTAGAGCAACTATCAAATCGAGTAAAGGCAGTACAACAGAATTTTCCACATGGCACTAATGTGCATATTGCAAGATTTAAAGATGATGATATGATGTTTACCGACCAATGGCAGAAGATTAAGGATACGATTGATGATATAGGGCTGAAGGATGGGGTAGTAATCGTAGATAACATCTACACCAGTACCAACCAAGACCTTTCCGATAATTCTGCCTTGCAGCAAATCCTGTCAATGATCCAATTAATTAAAAGTACGACAGGCAACTCGATAGTTTTAGTGGGGCATCACAACAAGCATACCAACCACGATGAAGAACCAATACTCACTAAAGGTTTAATTCATGGGGGGAAACACTTAACCAATTATGTACACAATGTATTTCAAATAGGTGAATCTACACTAGGAACAGATTTAAGAAGAGGGAAGATTACCAAAGTCAGGGATGAACATTGTGAATTAAATAATGAACCATTTAAACTGAATTGGGATCGTGAAAGGGTGATGTTTGAACGTGGTGCGGTTATTGTAAATGAAAAGCTGCATTGTATGGCAGTTTCTGAAAAATGGGAAATAAAACTCTTAAAACACTTTTATGAGTATGCAAATCGAAAGGAATTTGATCGTAAAAGGATATGGACATTTTTGGAAGCAGATCAAGGTTGGATGCCGACAAATTATAATACCACTTCCAAACTGACAAGATACCTAAACACAATGGTAAAGTGGGGCTTTTTGATTAAAGAAAAACATGGATTATATTCATTTAATCATGCGGAAATGGAGTAAATAACCATATACCTGATATATGCATATTTGCACATTTGGGGTGTTTTAGGTAAAAATCTTCACGACCAATATGTGCATATGTGCATGATATATTGAACGGGGTTATTTGTTAACTAAGAAAAAAGGAAAATATGTTTTTTACTGGATTAAAATTATGTGTTAACTGCGGAGTATTTGAAATCCAGGGAGATCGTAAAATGCGGAAGAAAAAGGTATTTCGGCAGCATGATTTATACTATTGGAGTCAACTTCCTAAGTATGGTTTAAAGCAAGAATTATGCCCAAAATGTGATCCAAAATCTGATTATGATAACTTGGTTGAACATTGGTGTTAACCACTTCATCACAATGCTCTCCACATCCACTGCATATATCATGGAATTTGATTGGTGAACCACAACATTCGCTATATTTCATTGTTTAGTCTCCTTCACATTAAGATCAACCCGATCAGATATTGTATCATCAACAAAATCTATTGGTAATGGTTCTTCATCAACATATACATACACAT